TCGTTTGAACTACAGTAGTAGTACTTGTCGTCGTCGACTCCGTGGATGTTGTAGTTGGGGCCCATGATGTAGTGGTTGTCTCCTGAATTGTAGTAGTTGTAGTACTAGATGTAGTGGTAGACGAGGAAGAAGACGAGGAGGAAGATGAAGACGAAGATGAAGATGTTGTTGTGGTCTCTGGCAGGGTTGTTGTGGTTGTCGTCGATGATGTGGTTGTTGTGGTGGACGTTGTTGTCGTCGGTAAAGTCGTTGTTGTAAACGCCGAGTCAGGGACTATCGCCCAACCTGTGTTGTTAATGTTCCATGCGAGCATTAGACAGGTGTTTCCGCCATTCTCGTACATCCATAATTCTAAAGGTTGACTACCTGCGTCTAGTTGTAGTTGACCTGATGCCATCCAACTGCAATGTCGGTCATTCCAGTTACCCCACTCATTGCCATCAATGTTAATTCTTCCACCATCATCTGTAGCCAACCAAAACGCAATCGTGTTGTGTTCAGGGATAGTAATGAACCCTGTCATGTGGACCATGAACAAATCAACGGTGCAGTTCTCAAACGGTTCACCGTTGTAGCTGCGGTTGATGTTGTTCTCGACCTCTGATCCGCAGACAGGATATTTGGATGTTGACCGAACTGGCGGTATTTCGTCGATTGTGTAGTAGGTGGTTGCTAACCCTGGTGTCGGTTCAGCGTTGGCGGTTTGTGGGAAAACTGCAAACAGGATTGCTGGTAGCGGTATTAGCCACCTAGTTAAATTGCGACCCACGTTAGTTTGAAGTGATATTAAAAGAGATCACTATTTTTTCCTCACCTTTAAGCGCTGGACAGCCGTGCAGAAAATCACTTTTAAAAATAAGTAATTTACCTGGGATGCAAGAATGCGTACATGTTTCGTAACTTAGTTCGTTCAAGTTTTGTTTCGGAACAGGCAATAACATGCTATCAATGTTGTTGTAAAATTTAATAGTGTCTAATTTTTCGTTAGCACTAACATAAAAAACTCCGCTTAATAAACTGTTTGGGTGGTTATGAGGAAAAAGATAATCTTCTTTCTTGCTAACGTTTGCCCACATATTTCCTATTTGTAATTGTAAGTCGTAACCTAAAGCTTCGCTGTAATTGTTTGCGTGAGTTAATATATCTTTTTTAAGTGCTTTAAAAATCGAATTGTTTTTTAAATCTTCTTTACGTATACCGTGAGTTGTTTCAACATAGTTTGCGTCAGTTCGTATACTTTTCTTTGCTATTACTTTAAGAATTTCTTTTTTATATTTAGGTAAATTAGAAAGATGTAGATTAGTTGCACTATATATAGTTTTGGGAAACCAGGTCTCTATCAAAACTTCGGTTTTTTTATCCATAGACTAAAATTCTAGTCTGCAATAACCCAGTTCTGATTTGTTTCATCCCATGAATAACTAGCTTCTGGATTATCTTCCCTGTTTGGGGGAAGAATTGGAGATACCCAATTATTACTTTCATTCAAAACCCAACTAGGATAAGGTTTTGGAGGTAAAAAAATATCTTTTTCAGCATCATAGGTATAACCAATTCCAGCATATACGCCACGTATGTTGTTGTTATATGAAGTTCGTTTGCAAGTAAGACCTTCATGCCAAGGTTGATTTGCGTAAAAAGATTCCCAGGCTTCAGTTGAGCCGCCAACTTCTGTGCCGTTGTCATCTTGTGTAACTGTTTCATCAACGCCCGTGATCACTTTGACCACGACATTGTTTGAATCTATAAATGCGTAGTGTGCCATTATGCCCAACTTACATTTCCTGAACCAGAAGTAATCGTTGTTGTTTTAAAACCACCTGATGCAGCCCCAGTAGACCCTGACAAACCCGCACCAATTGTAATTGTTGCGCTATCTGGATATTTAATAAAAACAGCACCTCCGCCGCCACCACCGCCACTTTGTCTACTGCCGCCACCACCAGCACCATAACTGCCGCCCCCACTTGAGCCGCTTCCATAGTGTCCGCCGCCTCCACCGCCGCCACCAAAAGTAACACCAGAAGCAGCACCTGTGCCCGACGCTGCGGCACCACCGTTTTTGCCACCTTCTCCTAAGTAAAATCCAGCACCGCCGCCGCCGCCGCCAGCACCACCGCCACCACCAGCGCTCATACTTCCACCACCAGAACCGCCATAACCTGGAGGGTTTCCAGAACTACCACCGCTACCACTTCCGCCACCACCAGGACCAGCACCAGCGCCAGCACCGCCACCAGTTACGCTATTTCCAGCGTAACTACTTGCAGACCCTGCGCCACCTCCAGGATTGGCACCATAGTCGCCACTCCAACCGCCACCGCCGCCGCCGCCGCCAACAACTACGGCTACTGTTACACCAAGGGCAGTTTCAATAGTGCCGCTTCTAAAGCCACCACCACCTCCACCTGCACCACCTTGACTGAATCCGTCATTACCAGCACCTGCGCCACCAGCACCAGAGATTACAAAATACTGAACATCTATCGGTCCTGCGCCACCACCACGTCGCCAGCCGTCAACTTGGAATGTCGAGTTAACATGCTTACTGCGTGGAGACAACGCCCCACCACCAACAGCTTTACCACCCGAAGTAGTTTTAGCACTTCTAGACATTATTTAACCTTAAGCCGTAATTCGGTTTACGTATCCTGACAACGAAATAACGTTTGTGGTTCCTGCTGCTGCTTTAATTGTAAGCGCAGTAGCGTTACCTTTAAGAATTAAGCCAGGAACTATAAGATATAAACCACCCTTGGTTTTTACCGTGAACTCAATAATGTCGTCTGGGTCTGTCACTCCACCGAAACCAAGACGCAAAGCAACGTCTGATGTGTGGTTGTTTTGTGCGTAAATCCAAACCTCATCAAACGTTGTTGCAGTTGTAGAGCCAGTATGAATTAAGGTTGGTGATGTAGCAATTGCTGTTGCTGCAACCTTAATTGCTCGCCCATCGGTGCTTGAACTTAATGCTATTTTGCTGAATGTTGACATTTATTATCTCCTATATTATCCGAATATTTGTCCTGCAAGGATGAATTGATCGTCCTCGGCGTTTGCCATAACAAATTCCGTTGTGGCAATCTGCGTTGTACTAGTTCCTGCTGCAGCAGTAGGGGCTGCAGGAGTACCTGTAAAAGTTGGTGAAGCTACAGGTGCGATACCCGCAGTTGAAAGACTTGCCCAAGCAGCATCCGTACCATCAGATCTTAAAATAGTATTAGCACCACCCACAGCGATACGACCAACTGTAGGACCAGCACCCATCGTCAGCAAATCGCCACGAGTAGTCATTGTCGAAGCAAGAGTATTTGCTTCATCAGCGTCAGTTGCTGTAAAGACAGGGTAACAAGTAGCGCCAGCAGAATGCGAAACAGCAGTAGTGCCGTCTACACCACGAGTAATAGACGAAAGCGATCCAGTTGATCGTGAACCAACAAGAATTTTTTCTTCTGTTGACAAACCTGGATCAATAACCATATGAAATGGTCCACTAGCAGTAGTAGGCCAAGCAGTTACCGTACCAGTAAGCGAAGCAGTAGTGTCGCCAGAAGTTATGGAGCTAGTAAGAGTGCACGCTGGTGCTGCACCTGCATAAGATCTCCTAGTTACTGCTGCCATTTATTCTCCTAATCCTGTACTGATCTCATTGTAACAACACAGGTACCTTCAAGGTTCCAAGTTCCATTCGCGCCGTCAACAACTTGGAAATCCAAGTCCTCAACAACTACCGAAAAGGTCTCTGTATTTTCCTGATAGTTTACCACACGAGGACTTGTAACTAGGTCCCTTAATAGAGATAGTTCGTTTTGTACATCTAAGTAGTATTCAATGCCGTTAATTACCTGCTGACGGTTCATAAGTAGGGGAACCTTAAATACTTGGCTGCGGGCTGGGGATGCGTATGCTCGAGCCATCCAACGGGTAACAGTTGGGCCAGTACTTACAGTAGCCCTAGTTAAATCCAACCTAAAAGACGCTTCAATAAATTTGGCTTGAGGACCAGTAGCAACAGACTCGGTTGCTGCCGCAACATTGTGTGCCGTTAAAGCCGTAAAGTTTCCTGTATCAGTCGATATGTTTGGTGTAACTGTGCCAGCTAAAGGTGTAGTACGAATATCAAATTTAGCTACAAACTTTCTATCTGGGATTCCCCACCTATAGATACCTGTAGTAATAGACCCAGATGAAACAAGATCAGTTGATTCTGCATACAACCCAGAACCAGAAATAGCAAACAATCTTTTAGAACTAAATGTTCCTGCAGCAGTAACCGTGCCACCAACACTAGCCATCAAGTCTGATGCAAAAGCTGGGACATTAACTGCAGTAAAAGTTGAAAGATCTAAACGCCCAAGACCCGAAGTTGACGTAGCATAATTTGACCAAGTAAACCAAACAAAATTACTTTCAGCGGTAAATTGATTTACGTCTCCGTTAGTTGAAATAAGAGCACCAGTAGTTAAGTCCCCATTGTTATCTGCTGTTGCAAATCGCACACCTTTGTTTGTCCCAATTAATACACCGTTAAGATAGGAACCAAGATGGGTTGGTATTTCTCCAATTGGTAAATCAAGTGCAACTACTGGGGTTTCTAATACACCAGCTGTAGTGATGGTAAGTTTATAAATTGCTCCACGGTTGCCTGTATAGCCAGCTAAATAAATAGCGTTGGGTCCAGACGCAGAACCAATCCATATCCAAGCATTTAATGCATGTGTGTAACTTGCAGAGCCAACATTGCCAGTTGGGTTGTAGTAAAGTTTGTGTTGATCGCTAGTTCCTGGACCACCAGTAACAATAAAAAATCCTTTAGACAAATCAACATAACCAAACTCTTGACCGTAAGCAACGTTGACTGGTGTGTGACTTGAAGGTACTTTCCATAATCCATACGAATTAGTTGTGCCTGGGTATGTTAGATAAACAGATGATCCGTCACTAACCATGTCGCGTGGCGTACCACCAGGTAGCCCAGTTACAGCTGTCCATGATGGGCTTGATGCATACGGGTCTGTTGAATAGTAAAGATTTGTACCATCTAAGAAATAAACTTCTGTATCTGTCGTAGCAATTTTTAAGTTTGTACCAGTAGCAGCTTTAGATAAAGCTACGCTTTTAAGCAACGAGATCTGGCCTTTAGTCCAAGGGTTAATTCCTTGACTTGTATTAAACCTATAGTCCTGTGCTTCTGCTGTGTCGGCATACTTTTGTCCAGCACCAAGATGCCAAGAGCTTTCACCACGTCGCCACAATCCCTGTGGGTTAATAGCTGCTTCGCCAGGTGTAGTTGATTGGTCAACCGAATCACGAACACGTGGTTCAAAACCACGAGAAAACAAATTAGATTTAAGATCTACAAGAAAAGGTCTTGAATCAATTGCGACAGGAAAAATATCTGGGACCAAGGAACTAGATTCCTGTCCTGTGTAGTAAGCAGGGGAAGGAAGATAGGCATTCGTATACCGCAGTAGTAATGACACGGATCATTCCCTTGTCAAGAATGTTGGATATGCTCGCATCAATCGTGCAGCCTCCGCAATGATTCTGTCTCTCCGTAGTTGCCTTAGGACTGTTACAGAGTTGTTAATTGCACCAGAAGCTACTTCTTCTGATCGACGTGTATCGCCTTGTGACTCAATAAAGTTTCGTTTGATTTCGCGTGGGGCCATCAATCTAAGTTGTGTACCGATAACAACAATATCTTCTACTGATTCTTGTATACCACAATCTGTATTAAGGTTGGTTGCTTCAGTAGTAACTGAAGTGTATGGCGCTTTGTAGACAACACGAAGTCTGCCAGGGTATACAGCTTGGTCAAACTTAAGAGCAAAGGAAGAAGCAAAGTCATCGGTTGGTAGATCTCGAACAAGTTTTACTTTGCGAGCTACTGGGTAATCGTCGGTAAGATAACGAACAGATACATTGAGAACATCTATGACATCAGTAGCTGATGTTAAGTTAACCATTCTGTCTGTGCCGTTGTATGTTTGGTTAAAAGTTTTAACTTGGAACAATCCATTAACTGGTGATGAAAGATCTAGTACCTCATCGTTGATTGCTTCAAGTACTTGAGCTCTAGGAAACCTAGGGGCAACCGTTAGCAACGCACCGCTTGTATGTGCGGCTGCTGTTGTTCCATTAAATCCACGTTGAACCGTCAAAGTTTGAGTAGAAACATTGGCTGCCCAAATATAAAACATTTCAGAATCAATTTCAAAAACCTGTCCAGCACGTAAACCTTCTATGGCATACGTGCAAACAACAGAAGTACCTGAGTCTGTAATGGTAGAGGCCAATTTGTTGCGGGCCTCCACCGTTCCAGATAGAAGTTGCCGCAACGTTTTATTAATTACCGTTGCTGCTGTTGTCATTATTTCTTTTTCTTAGCTTTCATCTTCATCTTCATCTTTTCCTTCTTAGCCATCGCCATACCTTTTGGGGTGTAAGCGAATTCCTTTTTTCCTACTTTTGGCATTATTTGCCTTTCTTGTTTCGTGCGGATATTGCTTTAGCCTTAGACCGTGCATCCGCTTTAGACGAAGCACCCCAAGCCTGTAAAGATAATAGCAGTCTTGTTGGTCTGCCTTTTTCATCTCGTTCAGGTCCTGGCATGTTCCCCATACGTGCAAGGAATGATGCTCGACGTGGATTGTCTCCTGCTTTAACAGGTGCTTTCAATGTCCCACCTTTATACGATGCACGACCCTTTGCGTTGAGTCCACCTTTTGGATTCTTTCCTTCTTTGCGTTGCCATGCTGGAGTCTTAGCCATTATTTTTTCTTTCTACGAGATACGACAATCTTGCCGTCTTTTTCCATTACTTTCATGCCAGCACTTTCAGTCTGCTTTTTTAGTTGACTATACTTTTGCGCAACAGTAAGTTTTTTAGCCATTTATTTTCCTCTGTACTTTGCTGTTTTTTTTGCGATGTTTTTAGGTTGTTTAACAAACTGCTTACCTTTTGCATTGCCAGCAGCTTTGGCTTTATTTGTTGCTGCTTTCTCTGCAGGTGTTAAAGCATTCCAAGCTGCTGAAGGTAGGTAACGTTTCTTTCCCTTAGAAGGTTTACCGTCAGAAGTTCTCCATTTTTCTTGGGTCCATTTCTTTAGGGACTCTTGAGATTTAGCAAGCGCCACTACTTGTATCCCCCGCCAGCTTTTTTGTATTCACTTGCAAGCAACTGGGCTTTACGTGCAGACCATTCACCAGGGTCTCCACCTTTAGAACCAGCCTTAATTTTGTTAAACAATCTCTTACGCATTGCTGGTTTGGTGTAGTTACCAGCAGCATTCACTTTAGATTTGTTTTTCATTTAATACCTATCCCTGTCTCGACTTGCCATTTATGTTCTGCTTTTTTTTCAACTTCGGCTGAACCATCAATTCGTTTTGGTTGCAAACCTTCCTTCCTTAAACGCTTATAAGCTGGCATATCTTTCTGCCAGTTTCGTTCTACCTTATTTGTTTGCTCTACTTGCTTCCCACGAGTTGTGGTGCTATTAGTGCCCATGCGAATATTCGCAATGCGACAACCAAAGCAACCATCAACATCTAAATCGGGATGGGTTTCTGCATGCTTCACGTTATGTACGCTCCGTATCCAGCTGCTGTTAGATCTGCCACTTCTTCATCCGTTAATGGAATTACATGCGACCCAAGATAAACCCTAACTACCGTACCGTCTCTTGGATCATTAATTGTATATGAACCATCTTGTAATTCAAAGAGATTCTCTACTCGCACCCCGTTAGGTAGACGAGCAAACAATCTTTGTTTTGCTTGATACGTAACATCTGGATACGATTGAACAAAAGCAAAGTTTGTAGTTTGTGGAACCCTGAACATACGAGACTTAACCCATGTAGCGTTCTCACTTACGGAACCCACACCAGAGCCTGTAGCTGTTCTAGGAAGCGATTCGATACCGCTGGCTGTCTCGGTACCAACACCTCCTCCTGTCGCCGTACGGAGCGCTACAACGATTCTGGTGGCAGTCTCGGTGCCAAGACCAGACCCTGTTGCTGTTCTTGGTAGGAGTTCTATCGCTGTAGCTGTTCCAGTACCAAGTCCACTACCTGTGCCGTTTCTTACTAAACCACGAATAAATGTTGTTAAAGAAGTTCCAGTGCCGCTACCCGTTGCTGATCTAAAAAGAGACAAAAATGGATCTGCGTCACCAGAACCCGTGCCAGATCCTGTGGCGGTGCGAGCCAAAACTTCTTTGGTTGTGCTTGTTGATTCACCTGCTGTACCACTACCTGTAGCAGTACGGATAACTATAAGTAATCTAGTTGCTGTTTCTGTGCCAAGACCAGAACCAGTAGCAGTTCTTGCATATACTGCAGGACCTAAGTAGTAACGACCACCAGTTAAATATGGGAACGAATAGTCAGTTAACCCAGTAAGACGTAACTGGTTAGAACCAGAAATTATTGCGCTATCAGCGCCAACACCAGACCCTGTAGCTGTACGTAATACTACACGTACTCCAGAAGCCGACTCGGTTCCAGTTCCTGAACCAGTACCAGACTTTACTTTTGTTGTAAACGCAATTGCAGTTTCTGTACCAAGACCAGAACCAGTAGCAGCTGTTTGTTTTATAGGTGCACCTACATAATAAGCACCACCAGTTAAATATGGGAACGAATAATCGGTTAATTTACCAATACGTAGTTGAGTAGGTCCCGAAACAGTTACTTCGGTACCAACACCAGACCCTGTAGCGGTACGTAGTACTACACGTACACCATAAGCTGATTCAGTTCCAGTTCCCGATCCAGTACCAGACTTTGCTCTTATTACAAGTTTACTTGCAGTCTCTGTACCAACACCAGAACCAGTAGCAGTTAATTGAAATATTAACGCACCAATGTATAGACCCGTTGCAGGTCTATACGGTGATGAATATTTTGTAAGTGTGCCCTGAAAAGCAGCCATAGGGTTTACCCCCTAAGACTAATCGAGAGACAGGGTTAGTGTAGTAATTTGGAAAGTATCGCCAGCAGTTACAGCAGCCGATGCTGACAATGCACCACTCCACAAAGCGTTACCTGCAGTTGACGCATCCCACAACGACCAATGTGTATAAGTTTCTGTAGTAGAAACGTTAGTCCACTCAATAGTTGAGCTTGTTGCAATAGCGCCCGAAGCCGCTGTAGCCCAAGCAGAAACTTTACGAGTTGCTTCAACAGCAGCATTGGAAGTAGCGGCCTCACCAGGATCACCAGTATGCAACTTGACATACACATTCGTTGGCATAGTCCAAGCAGTTTTACCTGTGGTGTGCTCCAAGATTTTCAGTTCAGCATAATTAGAAATTGACATACAAACCTTTCGTTAGTAAAAGTATAGCAAAGCCCCCCCGCCTTTCATGACGGGGAGGCCCTACTAATTAATTATTAGGAGGCGTTAG